ATCTCAGGCACTATTGCCAGCTTGCTCATGCCACCTAAATGTGCAGCCAACTGCTCAACAATAGACTTTCCACCGCTTGCCAAGGTCTTGGCTCGAGCATCATGCGGCAAATAGTGGCGGGTGTATCGGTAACCCTTAGCTATGACCGCATCGCAGATTTCCTCAATGCTTGCGCCGCTGACGGCGTAGTAGTCCATAACCCTGACTTCACCCCTGACCACCTGATAAAACCAGATTGCGGTGTCGTCTCGGTAACCCAAATCCCATGCACTAAAAACAGGCGAGTCAGGCTCAAAGGGTAGTTCTCTGATTCTGCCCTCGTCTTGCGCTTGGCGCATCTCCTGTCCATAGTAGGCCCCTAAGATACTTGCATCAAAACTGCACTCGTATTCCTGATCGTATTGATCAATGCTTAATTGAGACCGAGCCGCCTGCAACTCTGAGTCTGGCAGTATCTTGGACACTGATGCTGGTAGGCGTAACAGAAACCAATCTGGCACTACTTGACTGACTTTATAAATGTCGTGAAACTGGTTTTTGCCCTTTGGCGTTCCCCCGAAAACGGCCCAACCAAGACGATCACTCAAACACGGTCTGATGATGTTTCCCCAAACGCTTGGTCTGAAGTCACCGTATTCGTCCATGTAAACGCCGTTAAAGCCCATGCCCCGCATAGCGTCAGCGTTGTCTGCGCCAAACAACATGATCTTTGCGCCGTTCACCAACTCCACCATTAAATCGGCTTCATTGGTGTTTTTAGTAACTGGTGCGGCGTAATGCTTGAGGTAATCCCATGCCACCCGCTTGGCTTGGCTTCTGAATGGGGCTATGTATGCGTACTGTGCGCCCCGACCGCTTTCGGTGATGGCTCGTTTGATCAGGTCGTTAATTGCCGCTACCGTCTTTCCAGCTCTACGGTGGGCAAGTAGGCATGACCATCTTTCTGTTCTCAAGTGAAACGGCATGAAAGCCGCCCGAGGGTTATAGGGCAAGATTACTTCACGCCGCCCCATGTCACCACCATTTCTACTGGGCCATCGTCCTTACCAGTAATCTCTGTCCTTGCCAGTTTGGGTACATGGTATTCAACCACCGATTGGAATAGCTCAAAGGCTTTGGCAGGGTTGGGTTTTATGTCATGCTCAGGAACGCCCATAGCAACCTCATCAAGCCACTGTGCAAGTCGGTGGGCATTACCGTCCACAAACATCGCTATCGCCTCTCTAGCCTGCGCTGTGACCTTGTTAGGCGTACCCACAGACCTACCGCCTGCTTTCTTTCTAGTTTTAACTACTTTAGTTACGTTGTTCATAATAAAGCATTATATTATTTCTTTTTTGCCAATGCTTTTGCCATTGCCATCTTTTTGTCGGCAGCCGCATAGTCTTGGGCAACCTTAACAGAAATGTCGGCTTTCTTTGCAAACTCTGGGTTATGCGCCGCAGCTTGCATGAATCGGGCTTGTTTTGCAGAATGACTAGGCATCGGTTACCTCTTTCATCTTGATTAAGCCGTTCATTAAGCGGCTTTTGGTGTTGTACCACTGTTTGCTGAAATCACAATCCTGATAATGGTCAAACTCAGGTATGCCCAGCGTGTAATGTGCAATTTTGGCGTTCTTATTTTCTTGCTCGCCAACCAGTACGTTCCATTCTTTCGGTAACTCACCGATAAGTGAATCAGGCAACCAACCAAATCGGTGTAGGTCTGATCCGCTGTGGTCAGCCACAAAATCAGGTGTCAGCACCTTGTTTCTTGGGTGGTCGCAATTCCACAAGATTAGGCTTGACCAGTTTTTTCTAGGGTAATCTTTGTTTACCGCTTCCATTGGCGTACCAATGTACTTTTTTGGGTGTTTGGTCAAGTATTCGTGCTTAACAACCTGTACCGCCTTGGTCGGGTCAAATAGTTTGGCAAGATCGTCAATGTTGGACAGCATCAGCATATCGCTTGCGTCTAAGAATATCGCCTTGCCAGTGAACTTGGTGAAATAGGGCACTAAAAACCGCTGGTAGGTGAATGCGTTAGTGCCATCTCGCTGTGAGCCGTACAACGGCGTTATTGCAACTGGCTCGCTAGTGCGCTCAATCAAGCTCTGGCAAAACACATGGTAGCCAATAGCTTCCCTTGGGTCATAGCCAGCAAATATCCTGATCATTTCAACGTTAGCCTATACAAAGTTGAATCAATTAGCGCCGCTATTTCGTCCACAATATTCTGGAGCTGGGTGTCGTCTGGCAATGCTTCACGGTTCTTGTAGACGTAATCCTTGATGCTGGTCAGGTATTTAACAGGGTCTTTGGCATTGTGAAAATTCTCAGGAAAATCTTTTATTTTTTCATAACATCCAGAATAAGCCTCAGCAAAATCATCTGTTAATTCAATAATTTCTTCGTAATATTTTCCCAAAGCTTTATGAACAGCATATGAATCGGTGCTTAGGTGCATGAAATGTGTCACCGTTGAGCTGTGAAACAACGTGGAAATAAAGTCGGCTACGTCTTTTTTCATGGTAATCCTAAAAAAGCAGGGGTCAATGCCCCTGCAAAGGAGACAACTGCGTGTCAATTGTAAACGTTGGGATGGGTAAGTCAACAGGCCACAATCCCGCTTGGGTTAACGCATGAACCGTCCCCATGTGTGCCGCCATCCATTTTTGTTGCCGTTCTTCTTTGCTTAACTCTTTGCCTTGATCAATCTCATAATGGCATTTGAGGCACAGCGCAGCCACCAAATTGTCGTCAGCCTTTACGCCCCTGCCTTTGCCGCCGCCCCAGTTTGTGTGCGCCGCCTGCACCATATTGCCCGACCCACAAGCTTGGCAATCAAGCCCCGCCACCAGTTTTAAAAGTTTTTTTGACCTTACATATTGATGTTTTTGAAACATGGTTATACTTTTCCTTGGTTGCCGTTTTTTGTGCTTGCGGTGATTATTTTGGGTCGGCCTTGTGCCGATCCCCTTTTTTATTCTTCTAAAGCCCGAAACTTAACGCCTTGTTGTGCGCCAAACATAGTAGCCAGCTCAATCAGCTCGTTCATCTCTGCCACGGTCATTTTGCTAGTTCTTGCGCCAATGACCACAAACCCGCCCTCAATGCCAGGCACAATCTTTTGTTTTTTTAATGCGGCGGTTAAAACGTCTTTCCATTCTTCTTTGTGTAGCTTTTGACCGTACCAGACCACTTGTTGGGCAATATCCTCAAGATTAGCCCACATAAGGCGGTTTTGCTCAAGGCTTCTCATTTGTAATCCTCTTCAGCCATTTGGCAAAAAATTGAACATTCAATATTTTGTTCAGTTGGGTAGTGTCCATCAGATGGTTTTAATTCATCTAGATAACGATCTTTAAATATTGTTTGTTCTTTATGTCGTTCTAGTTTTGCCATGCGATCAAAATGATCAGGGAAATCTACTTTAATTTTGTTCCAATAACCCATGCCGCCTTTGACACAACCAATGCAATTGTTATTGTGATACCCAAGACGATACATCGCTGGCAATTCAATATTGGCATTTTCCAACATACCTAAACAATCTTCTTTTGATAATCCTTTGTCTATTAATGGTGTCCAAATATTCACATCATTGTTGGCATCAATAAACCGATCAAGTCGTACTTGTTCTTCTGCGGTATATCCAAATACTTGGCGGTCGTTAGCTTTTTCAAAACGCTGACGCACTTGTTTTTTTAATGCTCGAGTGCACGGTGCGCCTTTTGGAGTGCGAATATAGTTTTTTTCAAAAACCTTGTAAATTGACCCCTCATAGAAATCATTACGCAAAATTTGTATTTCTTGACCAAACCAAATTTCACAATCTTTTAAAAATCTTCTATTGTCTGAATGTTCCTCAACTACTTCAGTGTAAGCAATGATTAAAGGTAATTTGCCATTATTCTCAGCTATTGCCAACTTTGTGGCTACCGCACTTGCCGCCCCACAACTAAACCAACAAACTATTCTCATTTAATTACCCCAATCATGCGTAAAGCCGCATCAGGGCTGTCAATCCTTGCCAACGTACCACCAATCCAATTTTCAAAAAAGTCGGCTTGTAGGGCGGTTAAACGCTTTTTAGAAGTGGTTTTGATTTCCACCAAAAACGTGTGACCTTTGTACCCCACCAAAAGATCAACTGGCAAGCTAATGATCCAAACGTAAGCGCCAGCCGCCCTTAACGTGGCAACAATGGCATCTTGGTTTGCGTCCACACGTTTAGCGTGTCTCATTCATTCGCCTCCGCAAGTCGTTTACGGCTTTCGTCCCACGCTTTTTCACTAATTCGGATGAGACTTGCTGCCACCATGCTAATGCACTCAGTTTCCCATCCTCCGTCAATTTCTTGTTGTATCTCTTGATCCAATCCTTTGCTTCCATCTGGCGCAATGTCTCCTGTATCTCTAAGCGCCTGGTCAACGGTAGATCGGCTAAATTCTTCACCGTCTTTAAGTCGAGAGAGAATTGAGTTGGCGACTTGTCTGTGTTCTTCATTCACTTAAAATTCTCCATGCTGTTGCGGCGCACAATGGGACTTGTCCATTTCCAATGGCTTTAAGTCTGTCCACCCTAGCGGCCACCCCATCAGCCACTCTACCCAATCGGGGTTCAAAGGCCCACCAACCTGTGCCGCTAGGGGTATCTCGTTCCTGGCGTATTCCGAGGGACTTCCGCTGTCTTTGTACATCCTCTGTACTGGCGTGGGCCATAGTCTTGGATTGTTCACTTGGTCGACCAATCTGATTTGAATGGGCTGACCATTCTTTCGATGATTTTGGCCTTGTTTGAGGATTCCAGATGTCCCCCCCCCCCC